GTCTTTGAGATCGACCCAGCCGGTGGCGTTGAACTGTCCCGAGCGGATGTCCAGATTACGCACGACTTTGTCGCCGTCTCCGACCACAAAAAAATCAAGGCCGTTCTTCTGGAGAACTTCTCCGATCGCCCCACGGGTGACCTGTAGGTCGTACGGGTGGGTGCCAACCGTTCCGGTCCACCCCAGCACTGGGTTGATGTCTCCGTGCAGATCATAGGACGCCGGGAGCTCGAAGATCGACTCCGGCATGCAGTTCCGCAACACGGCAGACCGACCGTGAGGGGCATAGCGTTCCAGTGCAGGGGTGGATACCGTAACGTAGTCCGCAGCCATCGCGGCACGACGGAGCCATGCGGGACTCTTGTTAGGGTCTCCGTTGACTTCCGGGTGCGCAATGTTTGCGGGGCTGATCATCTCATAGTCATCGTCCATCTCAACGACGGTCGCGATGCCCTGCTTCTTGGCCTGCTTGATCAGGGAGGTGAACGCACTGTCCAGCGGACGCTGCATGATGATCAGGTCAGCATCCGTGTGGATCTCATGGACGGTCGTGACACCGCTGCGGTCCTGCGTGGCTTCAACATCCACATGGTGCGCAACACTGATATCTACACCGTAGAGTTCTGAGACCACACGGGCAGGTTCTTTGATGCGGTAGTACGCACAGCCGCCTTGGTCAGCAGCAAGGGCAAGGATTTTCAAGACTAGGGCTCCAGAACAGGCTCGATCGAGACGATGTCAAAGGTGGCATCTTCGGGGTTGAGGGCAAGGACAGCGGTATCAAGGACGGCGGCGAGGAAAGTCCGCTCCAGTCCTGCCAGCTCGAACACGTCGTTGGGATCTCCCTCGAAGATCTCACTGGACCATGTGAGCTTGACAGTTGCTTCGTAGGTCTGGGCATTGCCCGGATCGATGAATGCCATTACTTGGTCGCTCCGTTCTTGATGCGGCGGGAGATCTCGCGCTGGATGTACCAGATGGCCTTCTGCAGGTCTTCAATGTCCCGGCCCTTGCTGCCCCACGAGACGCGCCAGATGTACTTCATGGCGTTCCCGAGGTTCAGGAAGGTGTTGTCTTCGATGATGTCAATGGCTTCATACCCTTTGGGGTGGCCATTGTAGTGTGGTGGGGAATTCACCATATCCACTTCGTCAGAAGGTGATAGTGTTCCAGTAATTGCAGGGGTGTCTGATGTCAATGTCAAATTCGGCATGCAAACTATCCTAGCACACAAATTTGTGCTAAGATACCCAGTATGACGAATGAAAACTCCGCACTGTTCGAATATCATTCACAGTGCCTCACCTGCAATCTTCGAAGCAATATCGTAAATACGGTACATGAGTGGTTCGACTCGAAGGTTGGCCCTACTGAGGCCTCCCGACGACTTTCCTCCCAATTCAAAGTATCCATTTCTCCCGATGCTTTGTCAAATCACTACAAGAGCCACACCAAGCAAGAGGTCAGTACCCCTGCTGCCGCAGCGACCCACACCAAGCCCCCGAAGGGCTGGGAAGCCCGCGTAGAGATCGATGGGGACACCGGAGAAGTCACCTCAACGCCGCAGACCAGTGACCGACTCTCGGATTTCTCCCAGATCCTCGAAGAATTCAACATTGACTCCGAAGAATTCGAAATCGACGGCCCTGCCCGCCTCTCGAAGTGGCAGACCTTCTATGGCGACTGGCTCACCGCGTACAAGTTCCGGATCCGCAAGAAGTCCTCCGTGAAGGACATCTCCTACCTGATTGACACTGTCAGGAACGTCGTTCCGCACGCCGAAGTCGATTCTCCCGGGGATTATGCCTTCGTTTTTGCTGCCGGTGATCTGCAGCTCGGAAAATCGGACGCAGATGGTACCGAGGGCATCGTAAAGCGCTACAGGGAGTCCCTACAGCTGGCCGTGAACAAGGCACACGCCCTTCGGGACATGTACAGCTCGATTCTCATCTCATGGGTGGGAGACTGCATCGAAGGCATGGTCTCGCAGGGCGGAAAGAACGCCCGTCGCACCGAATTGAGCACCACACAGCAGGCCAAGCTCCTCCGGCTCCTGATGACCGAGACAATCAAGGCTTTTGCCCCTCTGACCGACGATTTGCGCGTCGTTTCCGTCCCCGGTAATCATGATGAGGCCCAGCGCGAGCCCGTAGCGACCGATTTCTCGGATTCTTGGGCAGTTGACGCCCTTGTGGCCGTCTCAGAGGCCCTTGCCTTCAATCCTGAGGCCTTCGGACACGTCAAGTGTGAAGTTGTGCCCTTCGATGAGCTTACGACGACTGTAGAGGTCGCTGGCAGCATCATCACACACGCCCACGGACACCAGTGGGCACGCGGAAAGCACTGGGACTGGTGGAGCGGACAGCACTGGGGCGATCACGAGCCCGGTAAGGCCGATATCCTCATCTGCGGCCACCTGCACTCCGGAGTCTACGAGCAGCAGAACTTCAAGCACATGATCCGGACGCCTGCATTCGAGAAAGAGTCCACATATTTCCGCCACCGTACAGGTTTGGTCGGAAATCCGTCCGCAGTGACGTTCCTGACCCGTAATGGCAAGATTAAATTCATGGACTATGAGTAAATTCCCAGCTTTGCCGTCTATACTAGAGCATGTTCCTGTAATTCTTTGAGAAAGTCACCAATGTCTACTTCTAATGACACCGAATTCCCGTTCGAAGACGTCAAACTGGGAAAGCTTGCGCCATCCCACAAGCCCGCACTGCTTCTTCGGGATTTCCTCACCGGAACTGTCCCGGATGTCCCCACTTTCGTTGACCACTTCTCACAAGCTAAGGGCTGGGAGCTTGGGGGCAATGATCGATTCGGCACCTGCGGCCCGACTTCGGTAGCCAACCACCGCCGTCTCGTCACTTCGGCCATGCTTGGGGCAGAAGTTGCCCCTTCGCTGAATGATGTCTTCGATCTGTACCGTCGTTCGGGGAACCCGGGCTTCGATCCGACGCTTCCGGACGGATCCTCACAGCAGGATGACAACGGTGTGGACATGCAGACCATGCTGGAGGCCCTGATGAAGGACGGTATCGGCGGCGTCAAGCCTGTCGCCTTTGCAAAGATCACTCCGGGCGACATGGACACGCTGGACAAGGCCATCGCCCTCTTCGGCGGCATCCTGCTTGGCCTGAGTCTGAAGACCGCGCAACAGCGTCAGAAGGTTTGGGACTACGTCTCCGGATCCCCTGACTGGGGCGGACACGCTGTATTGGCCGGAAAGTACAATGACCCGGCTGGTACGGCCTCTGACCGTGTCGAGATCATCACATGGGCTACCGACGTCGCCATGACTCGCGGATTCATCTCCCAGCAGGAAGATGAGGCATGGGTGGTCATCTGGCCCGAAATGCTCAAGGACAAATCGTTCCTCATGGGTATCGATCTGCCGACACTGGCAACGCTGTTCAAGGAGCTCACGGGAAAGACTCTTCCGATCCCGGCCCCAGTCCCCACCCCAACACCAGCGCCGGTCCCGGAGCCAACTCCTGTACCGACTCCGACCCCTGAGCCTACCCCTGTTCCGGCAGACACGGTAGACAAGGATCTGGAGGCAGCACTCACCCGGGCGCTGACTCACCACAACATCCCGAACTACCTCAAGGTCGCTGCAAAGGCTTGGCTCGCAGCACAGAAGTAATTGGGTAAAGGAAAGCCCCGCTGAATTCACATTCGGCGGGGCTTTTCTTATGAGAACCTCCAGCAGGAAGGTTCATTTTTGTAGTACAGTATCGGATCGTCATTCTCTTCGTAGAGCTCGTATCCGAGGAAACATCCTTCGTGTCCGGCGACATACTGCTGGATCCAGCCGAAGAACTTTCCGATCTCGCCGTCATAGTTCTTCAGGTCAGCATTCACTGTGATGTTCCAGCCGGTGAACCGGTCTTCCCGGATAAAGGATTCCGGGTGGTCCGGGAAGTAGGCTGAGGAGGAGTTGAAGAGCTGCTGGAACCGCTTGCACTCAAAGAACTCATGGTCCGGCAGTAAGGCAAGGCAGTTGGGATCCTCGTCATCGAAGTCACCCGAGATCAGCAGCTCAAGAAGGGACGTGACCTCGGTAGGTACGCCCTTCACCAGATTGGCGCGGAAGTGGATCTCCGTATACATTCCCATGGCTACTCGGTTTCCGGAGGCAGCTTCGTTGCAAAAATTGCAAACTGCCAGCCGACACCAGCTGTCACAGGCCACTTGCCGGAGAGGAAGACCGGGGCGATGTCTGCAACGGCAGTGTCCCAGCCTTCGCGCTGCAGGATCTCCACCATGGTCGCTTCACGGCTCTCCCACAGGTGCGCGTCTCCGGGCCAGCGGTGACCGCCGTCACGGATGTCCGGGATCATCTCCGGATAGGACTCCTCGGCACGAGTCAGGTCCGGGCCAACGATGAGCAGGCCACCGTCCTCCTTGAGGACCCTGCGGAACTCCTTGAGGACGTAGGGGATGTGGTCGAGCTCGATGTGCTCCAGCACGTGTCCCGCATAGAGCCGGTCCACGACGCCGTCAGCGAAGGGCATGCTGTCGGCGGATGCGATGATGTCAGGCTTGGGCTGGCCCTCTTCACCGCTGTAGATGTCGAGATTGAGCCAGCCTTCAGCACGGAATTCTCCGCAGCCGACATTTACTTGTAGCATGTATACCTCATTCGTCGTTTTTGATGGTGTGCCCTTGGGGAGAATCGAACTCCCGACCCCGGTCTCCGGAGGACCGTGCTCTATCCACTGAGCTACAAAGGCGGTACAGCTAGTTGCGGACCTTGCGGCGCGGCTTCTTGTCGCTGCGCAGGTAGATCCTCATGGGGATGGTGGGCTGGAACAGGAGGGGCATTCCTGCCTCTTCCGGAGTCCGGTCACCCTTGCGGTTGTTGCAGCGGTTACAGGCCGCGATCGCGTTCATCCACTCATCACGCCCGCCACGGGACTTCGGCATGATGTGGTCGTGGGTCTTCGCGAGCTCTCCGCAGTAGCCGCACTTGTGGCGGTCACGCTCCAGCAGGCCTTCACGGGAGAAGTAAACTTCTGCCGTGTAGAACGGTACCTTGAGAGCGGAGAGCAGGCGGATGACCTTGGGAAGTGGGAAATCCACGCCCATGGAACGGACCATCCGGGTATTGTCGGACTCTACGATAACGGCTCGGCCTTCGATGACAAGTGCGAGGGCGCGTGAAAGTTTCGCAGCCCCCAGAGGCTCATAGGTCGCGTTCATAACATCCACGCGTATTGCTGATGATGTAATAGTACTCACTTGTCATCCTTTCTTCGAATCGTTACGTCAAGATTAACATAAAAACATACAGCAGTAAACTGCTTTGGAGGCGATTATCAGTACTGCCCTGATTTCTGACGGGTTGCAACCGTCCGACTTACTTTTCATCCAAACCGCCAAAAACATACCTGTCACAGTATATCATGTGACAGGTATGTGTCAATCCCACCAACCGCCACCGTAGGGGCCGTTCATGGTTCTTTCCTGAAGGAAGTAGTCTTCGTCCACTTCATCGAAAGTGTTGTAGTCTTTAACTGCGTTCTTCAGGTATGTCCGCTCGTCCTGACGGGCCGGAGCCCAGTACGAGATGGTTCGATCGTCCCCGTGAGCCTCACATACGTGCGGTGCGTGGATGTAGTGGCCACACGGGCTGTGCCAGCGGCCCCCGCGACCTCGCCAACTGCTTGGGTGTTCCTCGGGCTCATCGATGGTGCATTCGTCGCCTCGGCGTCCGGTGTGGTCGTGGTAGGCAACGCGGTACTTCTCGGACTTGTCATTGGTCCGCACCCAGTAGGGGCGGTCCTTCTTGGTTCTGGACATGTAAGGCTCCTTAGGGAACCTAGTGAGCGCCATTCGCTCTGGGACTAGGTACCTAATACCACATGATTTCCTCTCATAGTGTTCTCCTTCATTCGTTGATAAATTCTATCATACGCGCAATGTGCTTCAATGTCAACCCGTGGTTGCGGTTGGGGTTGATGGCCAGCAGCATGTCACCCATGGTCTTGACGTAATCCTTGCCGCCGACGTCGTAGTTGATGTCGTCATCCAGCCAGATCATCTTCTCCGGCTCGGTCAGCAGCGCGTGGTCTCGGAGCGCCCGGAGCTTCCACCACGTCTTGAGATCATCTTGTGCATCGTTGGAAGCCAGTACGGGCCAGTCCGATCCGATACCGACCACAGGGGCGAAGAATTCAACGGCCATATCCTCCCATGAGGTGAGCCAGATGAAGTTGACATCCTCACGGCTGTCGATCTCCCTGAGGGCGTCGATGAGCTCCACGGACCACAGCATGGAGAAGCCTGCAATACGCTCTGTGCGCCACTCGCCCTTCCACAGGGTATTAGTTCTCGGGGCACCATCGGAAAAGGGGCTGAGGACACCGTCTAGGTCTTGATATATGTTAATCATGTACCTCCGGCTGGACTCGAACCAGCAATCTATGGTTTAGGAAACCATCGCTCTATCCCTTGAGCTACGGAGGCAAAACAGAAGCACTGCCCTGTGTAAGAGCAGTGCTTCTATTGTATACGACTAGGACCGCTTTGTAAACTGTCCCTTGGCGTTGCGGACGGCCTTCACGGCGCTTTCGCTGGTGAAGCGTCCCTTGCTGTCGCGGACCACCTTTTCGGCGGCTGCGGCCTCAACTTCGGCCTCACTGGGGGCCTCTTGCTCGTCCTTCCATGTGATGAGCTTCTGGCGCAGGGTTTCGAGGGCTTCGTCAGAGGCAAGACGCTCCTCCTCTGTGGATCCGTCCGGGCTCAGGCCCTCGGGGAGGATGAGCAGGCCACCTTCCGGAAGCTCGTCGCCCTCTTCGTAGAAGCCGAATGCGACTACCTCGAAGTCCGGGACGACATCCAGCTGCACGGTTCCGGTCGGAGACTGGTCCTCGGTCTCATCTACAGGCTGGGGCTGCTCGTAGAAGACGCGGCTCTCGCGGCGGGACGCGATGATCTCCTGTACGACGTAACGGCAGACCCGGAGCTTCTGGTCCAGATCATCGGTCGGAACCGAGACAACGTCGCGAGGGTTGATCTTGACCAGAACGAGGCAGCCGGACTGCTGGTGCCAGCCAAGGAACTTCGTTGCGTACTCGTACGTCCCGGCGTGCAGGCCGGTGGAGCAGGCCTCATGCATGTTGTCATCCACGCTGGAGCGCGGCATGGTGACAACGCCACCGATCGGGTTGGGGATGGGGCCGGTGATCTCTTCGCCGTTGACAAAGGCGGTTCCCGATGTGAAGGAGACCAGCGAGTCATCGCCCAGCACCTGAACGCCCTTGTAGGCAAGGAAGTCGCCGTCTTCGTGGATGATCATCGAGCCCTTGGTGATCCAGCGGTAGAGCTCATCGACAGACCTGCTGGACGGGTTGGTGGAGGCCTTCTCAAGGAAGTTCACGACCGGGCGAAGGGCTTCAGAATTACCAGCCTCGAAGAGTTCGAACAGGACATCAGCCAGCTCGCCACGCAGCGGGTCGCCATCGAAGAGGACGGTGCGGCCACGGATGCTGACACGCTCCGAGAGCTGGGCGAGGTGCTTGGTGACGGCCAGCATCACATCTACCAGCTCGCTGACCTCTTCATCACCGGCTCCGGAGAGGAGCAGGTCAACGAGATCTTCGAATCGGTCGTGGCTTTCGGGAACCGTGGCGGTGTCACCGGTTGCGTAGATGACCGAGAGGGTGCGATCCGGAGTATTACCGGCCATGGAGAACATTGTCATTTCGAATCCTTTTGTCGTTGGTGGTTGAGTACTATGAGTCTAGCAGTTTTCTTATGCATCTACAAGTGTCAACTCTACCTCGTAGACCATGTTCATGTAGCGCACCATGTGCTCCTGAACCTTGAGAGGTGCGTGGAACGGGGTGTTCTCCGTGAGAGGGTACTTGATTGCCGTATCCACCTCTTCCTCGGAGTAGGAGATGTCCGGGATGGTGACGGATGCTCCCTTGAAACCGAAGCGCAGGAAGGACTTCCAGAGTGCCACAGCCTCTTCATTCTGTGCCACAACCTCATCCGTAGCGGGAGTGAGGATCTGGCGAACTTCCTCGTCCATGATCTGGGCGATCCACTCCGGGGCGAACAGGGCCAGACGCCGGTTGCACATGTGGTTCAGGCGGAATGTACGGTGACGCAGTACTTCCGGAGTCATCATGTCATTGATACGCTCCTGCACATCCCCGGCCATCTCCTTGAGGTCGGTGACCTCAGTGCCCTTCAGACGAGCCTTGAACGACTCCACGGAACGTGCCTTGGCGATGAATACCACGTAGGCACCCTCCCCGACAATGAGCTGCAGTGCCTTCGACACGCTCTCGAAGTTGTAGCCCTTGCCCTCGAAGAGATCACGGAAGTTGCTGGGGTCAGTCAGATCGTTGGCGTGGATGTAGTAGGATCCATCCGGGATCTCATCGTAGGGCGTCATGGTGACGACATCGTCATCGGTGGACAGTACCGGGTACTCCAGCTTGCCCGAACGGTCCCGCAACTCCTTCGGCAGCAGGGCCTTGGCAGCCGCACGCTCAGCCTTGCGGTGGTCCTTGACCCGCTGGATCATATCCTCGAAGTCTTCGAAGGTGATGTTGGGGTTGTCGGTGACCCACTCGTTGTCCAGCTCATCAAGGGCTTCGCGGAAGTAGAACGTAGCGCCGGAGCTGTGGGTCATCATGGCCATGTAGTCCGTGATGTAGTTGCTCATCCGCTTGTACTTGTCAAACGGCTTGCCGGTGACGATGATCTTGTGGTAGTCGTGGCGCTGATCCAGACGAACGGAGTACGTGCTGCCGTGGGTCGACTTGTCCCACGAAGTGCGCTTGATCGTGCTGGAAGGTGTTGCGGTCTTGACTTCGGTGACGATGTCAACACCGTTCCACTGCATCGGCAGACCGAGGCGTTCGGTCCACTTGGCTGCAGCGGCGTAAACTTCCTGACGGTTCTCGATTGCATCGACCTCTGCCTGAGCGGAGACCTTGACCGACTCCAAGTACTCCTTGATCAGGGTATCGATCAGGGCATTGGTCTTGTCATCGAAGAGCAGACCTTCGCGGTTCGGGGTCAGGTTGACAGCGCCGATCGGTACCTTGAAGTAGACCGGCATGCTGCGCAGCTGGTAGGTGGACGTGATGCCGAGACGTTCGGCGGCTTCCTCGATGTTGTCCGTGGTCAGGGCGTAGGCGACCTGCCCCATCACGACATAGGACGTACCGTAGTTGCGGTCCATGTCGATGTAGGCATCGACGTCGGGGACGGAGATCCCGTCCAGCTTGGTGATGCTGTCGAAGATCGACGTCGGTGCGTAGCCGTCAATCAGGACGATGCTGGGGTCCACGTAGCGGAAGAACTCGCGAGCCTTGTTGTTGAAGCTGTAGATGTCATTGACCGGGACGGAGACCGTCACACCGTTGGGCTCTTCCGTGTCCATGATTGCAACGACATTCATGGTGGGGATCCCGGAGCCGTTACCGGACTTCTGGATGAGTACCGTGGCCTTGACGCCGTCCTTGACAGAGGCCACGGTGAACTGGTTGGAGATGGCCAGAGCGGACTTGGCCCCCAGACCGAAGGCACCGATCTGGTTGTTCGATGACCGCTTGGTGGACTCCCAGTACTTGGAGTAGACGCTCCGGATGGTGTCGACACTCATACCGGTGCCGAAGTCCTGTACGACGTACATCTTGTTGTAACTGTTCGGGAGGCTGATTTCCACCGGGGCCGTCTGGCCTGCCATGACGTGGGAATCCAGACCGTTGGCGAAGTATTCGCGGATGACGGCCAGATTGGGGTCGTTGTACATGTTGGAAAGTGTGCTCATCGCGTGGGCCTGACCGGCTGAGCTGATGCTCATGGGGATGACCTCGCCGACCGTGATGTTCGAAACGATGGTGGTCTCGTTGGCGCTTGCTTCGATGATCATTTCTTTGTCCTTTTGTCGTTGGTATGTCTTGTAGTAACTACTATACACACCTAGCGACTAGGGTGCAACTCCTGAGTTACTTTTCATCAAAGAGTTTCAAAAAGAGCCGAGAATGGAAGTCTACGGCGGTGACCTTCTCCGGCAAATACCCACTGCTCTTCTCCCACTTCACGCGCATGGTGGGCACATCATACCCCAGCAGCTTGCGGGTGCTGAAGGAGTCCACGATCCCGATACGCAACTGTTCGTCCCTGAAAACCACGGCAACCCTGTCCCCAACGGAGACAAGGTTACCGAGAAAATCAGGGAACTGCTCAGACGGTGTCAAAGCTAGCTGCTCCGCCGCCACGAGTGGTGCCGACGTAGTTGGACAGGAGGGTAGAGGCGTTCTGGATACCGCTCGACGTGGCCGCGTAGGTCAGCGAAGCACCCTTGCGGAGGCCGAAGGACGCCCCCGTGAGGACAGCATCCTGATTGGCACCGAGGAACACGTAGTTCCAGCTGAACTCGTCCTGCTGCTTCGTGATGAGCTCCTTCACGTCCGATTGTGTGGACTCGCGACTGGAGTTCTCCTCGCCGTCAGTGACGACAGTGACCAAGACGGTGCCGGGGCGTTCGTCTTCCGGCAGGGCTGCAAGCTTCTCCCCGAACTCGTTGCTGGCACGCACGATGGCGTCGTGGAGTGAGGTTCCACCCTTGGGAACGATCGAGATCTCGGCCTCTGCGGCAGCGACCATGGAGATCGGGTAGCGGTAGTTGGTATCGAAGTAGGCAGCATCCACAGTCAGTTTGCCCGGAAGCTTGGCCTGTTCGGTGAGGAGCGACTTGATGCCGCCCTCCATGTCACGGGCGATTCGGCCCATGGAGCCAGACTCGTCAATGATGAAAAGCATGGCAGTGTAGTCAGGGTTAGTCATTCTCGTCCTTTGTCGTTGTTGATACTACATTGTAAAAGTGCCAGCAGAGGGTATCGATCCCCCATTGTCGCGGTGACATGCGATTTACAGTCGCACTCCTAGGCCACTAGGGTACTGGCTTGGTATGGGCACCTTGCGGGGCTAAAACCCATCTGTAAGTGGTGGTCCCCTCTACCTTTAGCAAGGTCTCAGAGTAGGAGTCACTAGGGTGTCTGAGGGGAGTTGAACCCCCGTATGCTGGACCACAACCAGCCGCTCTACCGTTGAGCTACAGACACAGCGACCCTGACCGGACTTGAACCGGCGACCTCCACCTTGACAGGGTGGCGAGCACTCCAACTGCTCTACAGGGCCTTGAATATAATGTACTTAATTGTGTTGCAATTAGCGCAGAGGGTTTGGTATCCAACAGGCCAATCATTTTTCTTTAGCCACCTATAAAACGTATGACCAGAGAAGTTCTTACCTCCCAGACTAGCACGTTCAATATTGCCATCATTGTCAATGTGGTCAATCTGTAGTGCCCGTACATCCGAGAATCCGCATGAAGCACAGGATGTACCATATACGTTAAGCACCTCTTGCTTCAACTCAATCTTTGCTTCACGCAATCGTTGATTGATAGCCTCCCGGTTACGGTCTCGATACTCGGCATTTAGCCTTTTTCTCGTCTCCGGTTTGTGCCCACCCAACTTAGTACAACCTATCCCATCAATACATCAATAAAGTTAGATGACGGCCAACGCTTTCGAAAGCAGGACATGTCAAGTCCATTTCGCACCCCTAGCATGTCTCCAAGACTTATTCTGGCTCCTACCTGAGGATCCTTTTAGCGTCTTGGAGACGGGTAGCCCGCTCCGTCCAGTTTCACGTACTGGATATTTCACGTCCCATTTGCCGCGACCCACATGGGAGGTGGGTTTAGCCATTGCGTGCCGCAGCATTCGGGGATCTCTCCCTCGCCAAAGCAATGACCCGCCAGACTACCCCCAAAGGAGACGTCTGAACGTTTGTGGAGCTAAAGAGAATCGAACTCTTCCAATCTCCGTGCAAGGGAGATTCGCCAGCCTTGGAACATGTAACCCCAGTGCCGGTCCTAGCGGCTGTGCGAATTGGGTTCGCCACTCCTGTTGGGATGTTTAACGGCCTCGCGGCATTAAATTGCGCTCCCCGATCTGGACTTGAACCAGAAACCGTTCGATTAACAGTCGAAAGCTCTGCCTATTGAGCTACCGGGGATTATTTAGTTGTTGCGTTACAGAGATCGGATTCGAACCGATGATCTCTGGCTTATGAGGCCAGCGGGATACCGAACTTCCCCACTCCATGATGTTGTTATATCAGTGTACCATATGGATTCACTGGTTGTCAACACCCTTATACATTTTCCTTGGCGATCCAGTTGGACATCGTCCAAAGCAGGATAACGCCCGCTGCACCGATACCCGTTCCATAGAATGCTTGATCTACATGGCCTTCAAATACACTGGTAAATCCGAACACTACTGTGGCTACTGCAACACAGATTGCAATAACGTAACCAAAAACTGCTGTCTCTCTCACTTGACCTCATCCACTCGCTGGATCTCGGGAAAGAGTGAGAGCGCACCGTTGCGGACACCTGCAAGGTGGAACTTGTAGGTGTGGCCTACTTGGATGCGTCCGTACATGTCGGATGCATTGAAGTTCCCGGTGACGATGTTGTCGCCGAGGCCAAAGGTGGTGCACTCTGAGGGGCCTTCAGTGTAGACACGGAAGACCGACTTGGAGTGACCATTCTTGTCCGTAGCTGTTGAGCGGTCCTTGTCAGTCACCTTGCAGGTGGCGTCCGACTGGGCAAGGTTCTGACAGCCGGTGAGTGAGAGTGAGGCCGCAGCCGCAAGGGCTACGATACCAATAATTTTCTTCATGTTTCTAATGTACATCACTTTCTGGAAAATGTCCATGATAAATCTCGATCATATTTTGTCTTGTTTCAACAAGCAACGGCAAGGCAAAGGTTGTCAGCATCCATGAACGATTCGTCTGTAGGCTTTTGATCAGGCTGTCAAGGATAGACAGCTGTCCTTGCATGTATACGTTTTTCTCTCGCTCTGTCCAGAGACGACGGTCATCGACTTTCATCGGGTCTCCGCAGTGGTCATGACGGGCCATTCCTGATTGATGACAGCCTCAGGATCCTTCTCCTTGCGAAGATAGGCTTGGAAGCTCTTGGCCTGAGCCGCCTTCCAGCCGATCTGGAGCTGGTGGACCTCTTCGATGGTGGTGTCCGGGGTAAAGTTCTTCTCGCAGATGCCACGGGCAATGTGAAGAGCTGCCTTGCAGTCCGCATCTGCAGAGTGCGCGTTGGTCAGGTCGTAGCCATAGAGGGCTGCAGTCACGGTGAGTTGCCTCTTTCCCTTGCGGTATTTGTCGGTTGCCTTGTCGATCACGAGCGGATCGATGACCCGGTTGAATACGGGTTCGTAGCCGATCTGCCAGCGCCGGAATTCGGCAAGCAGCAGGGTCAGGTCAAAGGGTGCGTTGTAGACCACCAGCGGGACCCCGGCATTTACCATCTGATAGAGGGATCCGGCGATTTCGAGGATACCTTCTCGGGCGTCCATGCCGTCTCGCTGGGCGATCTCGGTGGTGACGCCGTGGACATCGGAGGCTCCGGTCGGGATCTCCACGCCCGGATTCATGATCCAGTTTCGTTCGTTTTGATTTCCCCGCCCATCATCATAAACCATCGAACAGGTGACGATCCGGTCATTGAAAGAGTCAACGCCGGTAGTCTCCGTATCGAGGGCAAGCATCGGTCGGGTCCAGAAGGGTGTCATTATGTCATTCACGTACCTGTCCGGGGTAACGATCCCCGCTAGACCGCCTTATGAGAGCAGTCCGGTCCCTGACGCGACAGGCAATACTATTGTACCGCAGTATTTGACGGCTGTCTATCCGAGACGGATGAAGACGGGGCCGGAGCCAATATTCACAGAGGCAAGGGCGGTGGTTCCGCCGTTCCAGCCACCGTGGACTGCCATTCCGTTGCCAACATATACAGCGATGTGGGCAAGACCCGTACCGCCGTTGGCGTAGTAGGCGAGATCTCCGGGTAGGGCTTCAGACGCCGGGACCGTGTGACCCAGAGACAGGTAGCCAGCTGGCCATCCGTGGAAGTTGATGCCGACTGCAGCAATCGAGCGAGTAACCAGTGCCGTGCAGTCCTGTGGGACACCCAACTGGGCAAGTGCTGCGGCAACTACCGCACCACCTGAGAAGGAGTGAACCGCAGGAGTTGCGGGGGCAGGTGCAAGAGCCGGGGAACCAGCTACGGGAGCTGGCTTTACGACGGTGGTTGTAGCTACAGTGGACACTGATTCAGACTGGGCGACGGGCTGAACAATTTCCACCGGAGCATCGACAACAGTTGCCGGGGAGGTGGATACAGCAGGCTTTTCATATGACACGAGCACGTTTGCTGCTGCTGAAATGGGTGCATCGAGTGAAATGGTCTCTGTCTCTCTCTGGACAGATGTAGGGGATGTACTTGCATGGGCGGGCGAGAGGCCGGTTACGGCCAATCCGATTGCCATCGCAACTGTTAGGACACTATTTTGTAGGTTCTTCATATTCCGATTTCTGTTGTGTTTACGCTGTCTATATTACGACTGCTTGGACATAACAACCAACTGTAACAGAAGAGGCAGAGGTATACAAACCTCTGCCTCCACAGCGTTACATGTTTGTTATTTTTCTAGATACAGTTTCCATGTATCTAGTTGCCACTGCTGGTATTCAGCGATGACCTTGAGCTTCTGGTCAACCGTAAGATCTGTTACGGGTGTAGGAGCTGGAGACGGCACTGGGGCCGGAGTCGGGGTGACAGGATCTACCTTGTCAATCTGGTAGTTGTCGAGGTTGATAAGTGCTCCACAGTTGGTAACACACTGCGGGACATCCTTGTGGCGGATGGGGATAAGTGTGTATCCGTACTTGGCCTTGAGAGCTCGGAGGAGCTTGTTGACGGATGCGATGGTGTCTGGATCCTGATTCGGGTCCGTCTCGATGCCGATGTAGCCATTTCCGACGACGTAGGCATGGTAAGCGCGGTCCTTTAGTGATACCATTTGAACAATACGCTTCCCGGAGACCACAAAGTGGGCCGAAACAGCCTTGAGCCCGAGGTTCGGGTTCTGGAACTGGTTGAGCGTACTGCCGATCGTGTCAACACCGGGAGTACCGAACTGGTGGATGACGGCGTGGTCCGGGTTCGGCGGGAAGTCGCCGAGACGAACGTTGTTGATGTTCGCCGGAACGTACTCAACAAAGTCAAAGTCCGGCGTGAAGCTGTAGACATCAGGTGCCGGTGCAGGGCTTGGGGCCGGAGTGGGCGTCACTGGTGTCGGTGCGGGTGCGGGAGTAGGCTTCTCTTCCGGCAGACCAGCCTCATTCGGTGCATCGAGGGCTCCGACCCAGATGTATCCACCGGAGAGAGCTCCCTTGAGCCAGATGTCCGTGTACTGGACGAGCTCGCCGTGAGTCCATGCGCTGAAGTTGAGAACGTCGCCCTTCTTGAAGGTCTGGAGGATCTCGGCAGTCGTTGAAGGAGACTTGCGGTAGTTGACCGTATCCGCCGTAACCACGCGCTGTGTGCTGTTTGTGGGCGGCGTAACAGGGGCCGGAACAGGCTTCGGAGTCAGATCCCCAAGGCCATCCACCCAGCCGTTATCAAAGGCTGAGGAGTGGAAGTATCCACCGCTGTACTTGCCGACGAACCAAAGGTCGGTTCCGTTGACGACCGCGCCGTGTACGTATCCGGCGAAGTCAAGGACGGTACCGGCTGGGAAGTTGTTGAGCACCTTGGAGCTGGGATCCGCCGCACTGCGCTGGTTGACACCGTACTGGCCGACAACGCGCTGGTAAGGCTGGAGTGCGACATCAGCAGCAAATCCGTTGCAGTACAGGGACGGGTTGACGCGACCGTAGGTGCCGTTGCCGAAGTTCCAGCCGTCCGGCATGATCTCGAAGTGTAGGTGAGGCCCTGTAGAGGCTCCTCCGGATGCACCAGAGGCTCCGATGATCTGTCCCTGCTTGACTGTGTCTCCGGCCTTGACGTTCCAAGCAGAGAGGTGGGCATAGACGGATACGATGGGGCCGTGATCAATGACGATGATGTTTCCGGCCCACGTAGGCATGATCCACCAAGGGTTGTTGCTGTAGAGCCCGGTGAGCTGTCCTGAGGCCTTGACAGTGCCGTCAGCGATGGCGTGGATGGGCGTCCCTACGCCGACCTTGAAGTCGCGTCCGGTGTGTCCGCCTGCGGGGTTGAACCCGTTGTTAGGGAACGCGCCGAATTCTTGACTGATTTCTGCATTGACTGGCCAGATGTATCCCATAAGGATCTCCAAAGAAAAAATAGATGGTGTATAACCATTCTACCTTGCGTAATCTGGAGATTGTCTGGTAGAGTATCTAGTTTGCCGGGGCTACAGCAGGAGTCTTCGTTCCGCCAAAGTAGGGAACAGCCAGTCCGCTGGCAACAAGGGCATCATTGAGCTCTGAAATATATGTTGTACCAACGAGAATCGCAGTATCGATGTAGATCTGGACGATCCATCGTCCATACTTGTCTGGGTCTTTGAAGCTCTTGATGACAACGCTGGATCCTACCGGGGCATTGGCCTCCGCGTATGATGTGGCCTCATGGAAGCCGGGCTGACCGCGTTCAGGAGTATTGATCCCGTAGAGGCGGAAATCAGAGGTCATTGTCATACGGAAACCGAGATCGACGGTGAGCCAGACTGTGTCGCCGTCCACCCATCTTTCGACAATTGCCTTGTATGTGTAGTCTGGGACAGCTGTGGGGCCAACAATAGACATGATAAATCCTGAGGTAGTGTGTACCTCTATTTTATCATGGTGTATTACGAATATTGAGGGCGCGTAGCTTCTCGATCAGGACATCGTCCTCGACGTAGTAAAGCGTCTCCTCCGGAAAATCCAGCAGGTACGGCAAATTACAGACGAGCTGAAGAAACCGCTGGTCAGGGTGCTTTGCCCAGAGCTTCCAGATCTCCGCTAGGAGCGGATACATGCGGGCGGGATTACGCAACGCGCTCATCACCCCACCAGAGCTCAGCGGGACCGAGCTTGATCTTTTCCGGAACAGGGTAATTGGACATCTTCGTCACACCGGGGATGTAGTCCTCTGTGGTGACGTGCGGGACGTAGGTGGTGTACTCGCTGGGGGACTTGATCCCGAGGGCTCCCAGAGCCGTCTCCAGCTTGTCTCGCAGGGCTTGCAGGGATCCGTCCGCATCGTTGAGCGGGAGTACGACGACTCGCTCGTCATCCTTGCCGAAAATCTTTGGCGGGAGAGGCGTGTATTCGTCGTTGGGTGTGTAGTCGTCGGCCTTCAGGACGGCGAGGACGTCTTCCTTGGAAAACATGAAAGTGTTTGTAAGACCCAGCCAGATAAGAGTGCAGTGCGGGTCAGGCCTATCATCCGGGTAGTTTGCCGGAAACATAATTGCGATAGAGTCTGAGTAATCCGACATAGCGTCCTTCTGATTCTGGTCCTGATTAGAGTGTTCCCGAGAGGATTCGAACCTCCGACGCACGGCGAGTCATGCCGATGCTCTACCACTGAGCTACAGGAACGTAGCGACCTCCGGCAGCATATCCGACTGCCGGAGGTCTTATATGAGTGTTTATAGCTACATTGTACCACTTCTGCACGTTTAAGCATACACATCAATTTAAGAAGTTTGCGCAATACCATTATGCAACCCGGCCATTGGGTGGAACAGTGTCAAAGACACAGAGGCCGGGAAGGGATTCGAACCCTTATCTCAAAGCTAAGGCGTGTATACGGTAGATCAGAGCGGTAGGAAGCTGCTGAATCTAGAGCGATAATCTGAATCTAAGAGCCTGCCTCTACCATTTGGGCTACCTCCGCATGAATTGGTGCGGAGAGATGGACTCGAACCACCACTGTCAGCTATTTTGAATCTGAATCGTCAGTTTCAGTTTAGGGTGCGCCCACTCCGGGGCTTGTCACCCTCCCCGCGCTCAACGGGGATTCTTACTCGACTACTCTGCGAACAGGTAGTCGAAAACTTGTTTGCCAGTCTTGACGTCGGTGACCTCAAGGCCGTTGGCCTCTTCACGGGCGAACTTCACCGCAGTGATCAGGGCATCGACACGGGACTGGAGGACGCTGGCACGCTCACGGGGCAGGGCTCCGGAGAACTTCTGCGTGTTCCATGTGCCGACGATGACGTCTTCGTGGAAGATCTCGACCTGAGCCGGGTGCTTGTCCGTGGCCTCAGCCTTGACCCAGTTCTTGGGGACCTTCTTGGAGCGAGTGGTCTGCGTGACCTCGGTGACCCAGTCGCCGGTTGCAGCGTTCTTGGTCCATGTCTCAGCCGGATCCAGCGTCGGAAGAGCGGAAAGGGTGCTCTTGAGATCCACGAGCTGCTTCTCAAGGAAGAGCAGGTAGGTGACCGGGGCGTCCTTGACGATGACGGTGCCATCGACCTTGACGTCGGCGGTTGCCTTGCCGTTCGCGGTCTCCTTGGTGAGGGTGACGTCGAAGAGGCGGGTCAGGGAGTCGGAGACGTCGCCGAGGACATCCTCGACACGGGTCTGCACGAGAGTCTTCTCATCGGGCAGCTGGTCGCCCTCTTCGTCCTTGGGCTTGTAGGTACGAGCGATGCCGGAGAGCGGAGTCTTCTGCTGAATCTTGTGGTACGCGTCGGTCAGGTCGCGCTTCGTAGAGGTCTTCAGTCCGCCTTCAATGGCGATGATCTGGTTGAGCTTGGTCATGAATGGATTCCTTAAGTCGTTAGTCTTTTGTCGTTGGTACTGCGTATATCTAAAGCTTAGTGCATTACATCTACAGTGTCAAATCACTTCTTCACTCGGGCGTTTACGATGCCTCGGACATCATCTACCGTCATGTTGAATCGTGCACAGACCTCAAGAATTGCGTGAGCGCGAGGAGTTTTTGATCCCTGCTTCACGAAATGAATGTTGTAGACCCTATATGCCAAGTAGACACGGTCTTCTCTTGTCTGTGCCATGTGCCCCCTCCGGGTTTCGATCCCGGTTCCCCAACTTAAGAGGCTGGTGCTATCCCAATTCAGCTAAGGAGGCGAAAACCTAGCCCTTGTTTCCAGAGGGGCTAAGTGTCTAAAGTAATTGTACCACTAATTTCTAGTGGTGTCTAGTAGCGCTTGCTCCACCAGAAGGGGCCGAAGGCCTTGATACCCTTGGTCATGGTCGGACGAGCGCCGATTCCGATGTTCCAGAGGATCGTTCCAGTGTCACAATTGCCTTTGAAGATTCCGAATTCAAGGTATCCGTTTCGGATGCTGCTGCCGCACATGTTGTAAATTCTCATACATAAAGCATACAGCTGGTTGGGCTAATTGTCCAATTCTTCCTGACGCTGCTTCTCGATCTCTTCCTGACGGACTTCGACGCGAGCTGCCTGCCAAGCGCTCCAATGTCCAGACACTAGAGCCCAGATGGAGAGGGCGGAGACGTATTCCACGGAGCTGACCCAGCCGGTGATGATGCTGACTGGGATCATGGCCAGCCAGAAGATGGCGAGCCATCCGTTGGTGCGCCGCATGAAAACGGGATCGCCTTGTACAGCTGCCCAGAGTGATTTCATGTGGTCTCCTTTAAATAGTAAGTGTACTTTCAGTATACACTATCGACTATTTGACCCGTGGAAATACCTTCGACAGGCATCTGTTACCGAGCACCTGATCGAAGTAGAAGCCATGCCTAGACAGCCATTTGTGGTACACACCCCTGCGGCGGGACTCAGACCAGTAAATGGTATAGATCACCCGATCCTTGTTCCGGAAATTCCAGTCACCCAGAATGTGCTCAGGGAACTTGAGCAGGAGATTAGTCGCCCAGACTGCTGGCCTTAGGCCATCTTTTCCTCTGACAGAGTAATCAAAGTCGGGCCTATCCCGCTGCCGCCTCTTGGTGTATGACCTAAGTCCGACCTCAACATACAGGATAGGGTCTAGTCTATTTGTCTCCGTGACCCAAAACACCATTTCGACCGTTGTCCCGGATTCGAACTTGTTTTTGATGGTGTATGAGTAATCTTCGTAGTCGAAGACGGCGTTATCGAATTCTGTATTCACGTGCCCCCGGCAGGAATCGAACCTGCATCATGAGATTAGAAGGCTCGTGCCCTATCCATTGGACCACGAGGGCGTGCCCCCAGCGGGTTTCGATCCCGCGTCCCCGATTTAAAAGATCGGTGCTATCCCAGCTCAGCTATAGAGGCATATCAGCACTTCGGGGGGTTCAGGTGCTGATGCCATTCCCCCGGTTACCGACTAGATTTTCGACGTTTCAGTCGCCTGTTATTTCTCAGCTACTTATCCAAGAGGACGCAGGCCGTCCCCGTACAGGTGATGGGATTCGAACCCACAATGTATCAAAGTATACGATCCTAAATCGTACGCGTCCACCAGTTGCGCCACACCTGCATATTTAGTTGTTACGTGTCAATGATGAGAGTCGAACTCACACGGGTTTTACCCCACCAGCACCTCAAGCTGGCGCGTCTGCCATTCCGCCACACTGACATATTACATTCACTATATCACAGGTTACACCTGTGTCAAGCGCGGAAGTGACAGGATTCGAACCTGCGGTGCTTTTACACACTCATCATTAGCAGTGATGCCCATTAGACCACTCTGGCACACTTCCAGTCGGGGGGTTTGAAGTGTTTAGGACCATATTACGGTACCCCCGTCCCTACTCGAATCATCCTCTCGCTGGAGGATGAAACTGAGTGCCCTCAGAGGGATTCGAACCCCCGACCTCATCGTCCGTAGCGACGCGCTCTATCCACTGAGCTATGAAGGCGTGTGCGGGCTTTTACCGCAGCCTCAGGATGAGACTGTTTCCGGATCCGATAGGCAACGTCGTAGCATATAAGTCCGTTCGTGGCCCAAGAGGGTGTTGATCCCTCGACTTCCACCTTATAAGAGTGGCACTCTCACCGCTGAGTTACTGGGCCAATGTACTGCGTTCCCTGAGTGAGAGTCGAACTCACACGCCCGGAGGCCGCGACTTTTGAGGTCACTACGTATACCATTTCGCCATCAGGGAGTAGACGGTCAGGGTATCGATCCCTGCGGAAGGAGTGTGTAAAACTCCTGTGCGTCCCAGCGCCCCGTCCATAAGCTACAGGCCCCATCCCGGAGGCCAGACACCTGCAACTAGCGGAAGTAGTAGGATTCGAACCCACGCGGGAGTTACCCCAAACAGTTTTCAAGACTGCCGCCATAGTCCACTCGGCCATACTTCCATTGCCATTTTCGTAAAATCAGTAGTGCACTACCTATTACCAGCATGACTGCTTCGTACTCCCAGCGGGTATCGATCCCGCCCGACAAGCTTGAGAAGCTTGCATACTACCAATATATGATGGGAGCTTGGTTAGGCCGTCTGGACGTTACGCCAGAATCTCTTCTTTTCACAGACCCTCAGGGAGCGACCCTAAGAGTGGTCACCGGCATTCATGACTACCGATATCCAAAGCGCTCTACTTTGAGCTACAGCCCGTACCCCCACCCAGACTCGAACTGGATACGCCGGGGTGAAAACCCAGCATCTTAACCCATAGACTATGGGGGCTTATTCAATTCTTACGTAGCCACTGTGAGACTTGAACTCACGACCTCCGCCTTATCAGAGCGGCGCTCTAACCAGCTGAGCTAAGCGACTGTATGTGTTGCGTTCCGGTGCAAGGATTCGAACCTCAATGTTCCGCTCCAGAGGCGGACGTAATGCCTTTATACGACACCGGACTAAATGTACTGCGTTCCCCGTCAAGGATTCGAACCTCGATAGATGGCTCCAAAGGCCATCGTCCTGCCGTTAGACGAACGGGGAAAAAGAAAAGGCCCGTTGACTTTCGCCAACGGACCTGATCTCAGCTAGAGACTAGTGGCCCTTGTTGGCTACCTTGCTAATTCGCTTGTTTTCCGAGTCCTCGGTTGCAATGGATTCACCCGTAGTTGGGTTCACCAGAGCGATGCGTGCGTTCTCGGTACGCTCAGTGTACTGGGATCCTTGGAGCAATGGGTCAAGACCTGCCATGGTACTTCCTATCGATAGTTGCTGTTGCTTAAGCGTGCCTCCAACCGGGATCGAACCGGTGACCTCATGATCTTCAATCAGGCGCTCTACCAACTGAGCTACAAAGGCATTATTAAATTATTCGAGCTTTCTATCGGATTCGAACCGATGACCCTCTGTTTACAAGACAGATGCTCTGGCCGTACTGAGCTAAGAAAGCATTTTTACTGCGAGGGATATGGGAGGATCGAACTCCCGTAATCTGTTTGGAAGACAGAGACTCTACCATTGAGCTAATATCCCATTGTGTTGCGTCGGGGAGACAGGATTTGAACCTGCGACTTCCTGCTCCCAAAGCAGGCGCTCTACCAAGCTGAGCTACACCCCGAGGTGTTCATACATTATACCACATATTCAGTTGTACAGCACGGCGGACAGGACTCGAACCTGCAATCTACGGTTTTGGAGACCGTTGCGTTGACCAATTACGCTACCTCCGCATTACCTCTATTGTATCACGGCTGTTTAGGCTGTGTCAACTAGAGGATTTCCGATGCCTGACGACTCGGAGAAGAGGACTTCGGCGCTGTATACGTTCAAATCGTACCATGCATCCGAGATCCGGAGCAAATCCCTATCGATTTCAGCAACCTTGCCCAACTTCACCGAGTCGTCAGCAGTAAGCTTGACGATATCGTTTACAAAAATTTCCATAGTTCAAGCATACTCTAACTATCTACAGTGTCAACTCAGAAGTCCCAGTCTTCGTCAGTGCTCTCTTCAACCTTTCCGATGACGTAGCTGGATCCGGAGCCCGAGAAGAAGTCGTGGTTCTCGCCAGAGTTGGTGGAGAGCGCCGACAGGATAGCGGGGCTGACAGCCGTCTGGTCCTTGGGGAACAGCGGGTCAAACCCGAGATTCATCAGGGACTTGTTGGCGTTGTAGCGTAGGAACATCTTGACGTCTTCGGTGAGGCCCAGTCCGTCGTAGAGATCCTGCGTATACTCAACTTCGTTCTCGTAGAGGTCGAAGAGCAGGTCATAGGCGAACTGCTTGTACTCAGCCTGTACCTCAGCTGGGAACTTGCTGAGGTCCCGCTGGAACCACTGGCCGATCATGTAGGAGTGGACGCCCTCGTCTCGGAGGATGAGCCGGATCAGGTCGGCGGTGTTGGTCAGCTTCTGGCGTGAGGACCAGTACAGCGGCAGATAGAAGCCGGAATAGAAGAGGAACCCTTCCAGCATGGTGGAGGCGATCTTTTTCTTCATGGGGTCGGTGCCCTCGTAGTATTCCAGCACCGTGTTGGCCTTGAACTGGAGGTGGTCATTCTCCTCGGTCCAGCGGAAGACCTCATCGATCTCCTTGGTGGAGCAGAGCGTCGAGAAGATGGAGGAGTATGACTTAGCATGGACAACCTCCATGAACGCCATGTTGGCGTAGATGGCCTCTTCGAAGGGGTTGCCAGCGTCCTTCATGAGAGAGATCGCTCCCGTGGTGCCCTGAATCGTATCGAGAAAGGTCAGACCGGCGAAGACCTTGATGGTGGTCTCCTTCTCTTGGTCGGTCATTTTCCCCCACGACTGGAGATCATTGGACAGCGGCACCTTCTCCGGCAGCCAGAAGTTCTCGGTGAGCTTATTCCAGATAGTCTTTTCAAATTCTGGAACGTTGTTCCAGTTGATAGCTTTGACCAATGTCATTCTTTCTTTGCAGAGTCCGGAGCCGCCCACAAAAGTGGACGGCCCCGGAGTTTGGTTGAGACTAGAGGGTGCAGCTCACACATTCGGTGCTGTCGGCACCTTCAAGAGCATCACTGCGTACACGGGCGTAGTATAGCGATTTGATGCCCTTGCGCCATGCGTAGATGTAGGCCTTATTCAGGGTCCTCGTGCTGTCCTGATTTGTGTAGAACAGGGTCAGCGACATGGCCTGATCGACGTGCTTCTGTGCTTCCGCATAGACGTCGATTACGGCCTTCCAGCCCAGCTCGTACGCGTCCTTGAAGTCACCGAAGTTCTCGTTGGTCAGCCCCGGAGTAGCGTAAGCCACACGTCCGATCTTGCCCTCCTTGCGGATCTCCACAGCCGCCACAGACGGGTGGATCGATGCCGTTCCGCCATTGACGTAGGAGATGGATCCGGTTGGGGGCACGGCCTGCAGGTAGGCGTTGTAGAGGCCGTACTGGGCAATGTTCTTGGCCAGCTCAGCCCAGTCAGCAGCGGTCGGGATCTCGATGCCGTACTTCGCGAAGATGTCCGCTACGTGCTCGGTTGGTTCGACCATCGACGGGTCTGCATACTTCTCGGTCAGGTAGGCCGGATCCGCATACTTGGATTTCTCGAACTCGAAGAACTTCTTTCCGCGCTCGAAGGCGATCATGTTGGATGCCTCCAGTGCGTGGAAGGCGACCGTCATGAAGTAGATGTTCGTGAAGTCGAGCGAGTCCTGATCACCATACTGCATTCCTTCCGTAAGGAAAAACTGGTGAAGACCAAACTGCCCCAGACCGATCGAGTGTGACTTGTCGTTGCCGTTGCGGACAGACGGCACCGAATCAATCGACGTGATGTCGGAGACCTCGGTCAGCAGACGCACAGCGGTTTCCACTGTCAGCGAGAGGTTCCCGCCGTCCATCGCGTACTTGACGTTCATGGAGGCAAGGTTGCACGAGATGTCCCGGCCCTCTTCCTCGTAGGACAGGTCATCACGCAGCACCGAAGGGGTGGATACCTGTACAATCTCGGAGCAGAGGTTGGACATGTCAATTGTGCCGTGAATCGGATTGGCGCGGTTGACAGTGTCGATGTTCAGGATGTACGGGTAGCCGGACTCGAACTGGATCTCCGCGATGATCTGGAACAGGTCGCGGGCCTTCGGGTAGTCCTTGTGCTTGTACTTCTTGATGGCCCCGTTGTTGACCATGTTGTCATACTCTTCGGAAATGTTGACCTTGGAGAACGGCACACCGTAGAAGCGCTCCACGTCGTATGGGGAGAACTGGTAGAGGACTTCGTCATTCTTGGCCAGCTCGTAGAGCTTGTCCGTGAGGACCAGACCGATCGAGAGTGTCTTCAGGCGGGACTTCTCGTCCGCGTTTTCCTTCTTCGCATCCAGCACGCGGAACACATCCGGGTGGTGGGCGGAGATGTAGACGGCGCAGGCACCCTGACGGGATCCGAGCTGGTTGGCGTAGGAGAAGGCGTCATCGAAGAGCTTGCAGACCGGCAGGACTCCGGAGGCCATATTCTCCAGCTGCTTGATCGGGGCACCGAATTCGCGCAGGTTGGAGATGTTGAAGCCAACACCACCGCCACGCTTGGAGAGCTGCAGGCCGGTGTTGACCGCACGACCGATGGAGTTCATCGAGTCCTGAATGTCGATCAGGAAGCAGGATACACGTTCTCCGCGCTGCATCTTACCGCAGTTGGCGAAGGTCGGCGTGGCAGGCTGCAGACGTCCGGTGATGATTTCGCGGATGATCTGTCGGGCTTGGAACGCGTCTCCATCAGCCAGCTCCAGCGCCACAGCCACAACGCGGTCTTCGAAGCGTTCCATCCATGTCTCGCCGTCGAAGGACTTCATGGCGTAGGCCGTGTAGAACTTCATGGCACCGAGGAAGGAGGTGAAGCGGTGCTTGAAATGGTACGCGAACTTGTAGAGATCCTTTACATCTACATCATCGTACTTGTCCCAGACGCTCTTGTCGTAGTACCCGTTGACAAACAGGTAATCCAGCTTCTCCTCAAGGGAGGGGTGGTACATGAACTTGCGGTTGACTTCCTGCAGGTGATACTGGCGGGCTGCTTCCTTGTCCGCCTCGAAGTCAATCTTGTGGTCGTCTGTCCAAAGGTTCAACTTTGAATTGAGGTCGATATACGACTCTTCGGTTACCTTGTTGCCCAAAATTTATCCAGTCCTTTTTTGACGTTCGCTACGTCTTCATCCATACCGGCTAGTTCCAATGTGTATAGCAGCGGTATGCGGCATTTCTCACTTATGATCCTACCACTTTTGGCGTAATCCTCCAAAAAGTTGCGGTTTCCGGTACCTATGACCCCCCGGATTAGGGCACGATTATTGATGTTGTTTAGAAATTTGATGACCTGCTTTGGGACGAAGTCTTTACCGTTGGCCCCGTAGGTTGGGACTACCAGAATATACTCCTCATCGACCGTGAATGCCGCCGCGTCCGCTGTCATTAGCGGGATCCGCAAAGCAGGTTCACCAAGTTTCTCAACGAATCGGGCCGTATAGCCCGACGTGTTACTGAAGTAGACGATCAAGCAGCTGTCTCTTCTTTCGGCTGCACGAGGGCTTCAATCATGTCGGGCTTGAACCCGGACCAGTGGTCATCGTCTGTCACTACAACAGGTACCTGTGCGTACCCAAGAGACTGGACGAAATCAAAGGCTTCTGCATCCTTTGAAACGTCAACAGTGTTGTAGACAACCCCGTGCTTATCGAGCTTCCGGTAGGTGGAGTTGCACTGCACGCAGGCTGGTTTTGAGTAGACTGTGATAGCCATTACTCTCCTCTTTCTTACTTTTTGATGGACTATCTATTCTACAGGAGACGCAGGGAATCGAGCATTTCCATGGGGTGCTTCATGGCATTTCCTAGGTCTTCGCCGATGTAATCGACAGTGCATCTGTTGTGGGCCATGTACTTCAGAATGCCGACCCGACCGTTGTGTTTCATGCCTGAAGGGGAGTCATATGCGTCCGGCTTGACCCGCACATAGTCTCCGATCTTGACGTTGCCGTAGTCGAAATCCTTCCACTCCCCGGCGACGACTTTTTCCGGAACCTTCTTCAGGCTGTCCCGTCCGGCCTCACTGAGGAGGTTGTAGACCAAGAGCTTCTGGTCGGCGGTGAGGCCCTGTCGGTCCAGCACCACGGCCAGTGAGACCATGGCCGTGACGACCTCCGGCTGCGCCCCGATCGAAGCGTAGAGCTCCTGCAGCTTGTTGTATTCGAACATCAGCGGTTGTCGCCATTCCCACTGAGAACACCGCGTGCATGACGGTCCTGCAGCTTCTCGGTGTTGTAGGCGGCGATCTCCTCCAGCGTGTAGCCCAGTTCTGCGGCGGCACGGGCGGCGTACCAAAGTACATCGCCAATCTCCTTGGAGATCTCTGCCCGGTCTTCAACGGAGAGGACGCCGTTCTTGTCACGGTAGATCTTCTTGACCTTATTCAGGATCTCGCCAGCCTCGCCGCCAAGGCCGAGTACCGTGTAGTTCAGTGCCGTGAGGGTGCCCTGCCCGGATTCCGGGTAGATGGCGGTAGATGCTACAGCATTCTCGTATTCGTAGAAGTCCATGATAAATCCTTTTGCTAAAGTGTGGGGGGAAAGATGTGCCCCCGCAGTAAAGAACTACAGGGGCACACCTAGGGTAGAGATTTGTGTTACTGGATGAAGGGCGGCGGGGCCAGTTCAGTCGTCGGAGTCGCCCACGGGTTGTCCGCTGCAGCGACCTGCTGTACCGGCTGAGGAGCCACAGCAGCCTGCTGGACGGGCTGTACGTACTGTTCCTGTGCCGGTGCCTGCTGGATCGGTGCGACCTGCTGTACGGGCTGCTGGGCGAACTGCTGTACCGGGGCCTGCTGCTGGACAGGTGCCTGTCCGAACTGCTGGACAGGAGCCTGCTGCTGTACCGGGGCCTGACCGAAGGACTGAGCGACCGGAGCCGGACCCTGAGCTGCGGGGCCTGCACCCGGACCACCAGCGGGAGCGCTGCCGACTGCCGGAGCGAACTTACGCAGCTTCTGATTGACCTTGCCCTCCCACTCGTCGTTGTAGACCTCGGCGGTGAAGCGACGACCCTTCAGGGCCTTGGCGATCTGCTCGTTGGACGGATCGCGATCGAAAAAGTCGGAGCCGAGACCGACAGCGTCCATCTGCTCGAAGAAGTAGCGCATGCCAGCGGGCTTCTCGGAGACGTAGAACGTGTGGAACACACGAGCCTTGGCACGTTCGCCGGATTCGACTGCCGGGTTGATCTTGAAGCGGGCGTTGCCGTCCTTTTCCTCAACCTTTGCATCATCGACAATTACGAAGCTGTAACGGTCGGGATTCAGCGGGGCAAACTTTGCGCCCTCGGCATCTGCTTCTTTACGACGTTCGGACCAGCTCTTGAGTGGAGACATTGTGTATATTACCTTTCGGAATTTCTTTGGTTACTTCAGTTTAGGGCGTTTACGTCTGTGTGTCAATTACATGTTTGGAAGTTCAACACCATTTACAGAGGGTGTACTCTGCAAATTAATTGTAGGCTGAGCAGAAATTTCCTGCGGTGCCTGTGCAATTTGTGGTTGGATATTGAAAATCCCATTGAAAATTCCCTCAAGGTGGGGATCTTCAACCGTGGGCGGCAGTCCCTTTACTCGGCTCTTTGCCTCGTAAGCCGGGTGGTTGCCGGTGAAGAGGTATCGGTGTTCGGATACTTCCCCGGTGTTGGAGGTGGCCTGATTGACGTAAAGATATCCAACGATATCGAAAACGTAGGGCACCTGTGATGCGATCGAACCCTGTAGGTAGGGCTTGAATGTGCCGTCGTAGTCCTTGGACGTGGAGATCACGGCCACGATCTGGAGCGGGCTGCCGTCATCCTCTTCGAGGAGGTCACGCAGGTCACGGATGAAAGCGCCCATGTTCTGGAGCAGCTTACCCCAGTGCTGGGTCTGCATCTGGTTGCGACCGTTGATGGCTTCCTGTGCCTTGATCTGCATCTCCGAGAGGGAGTCGATCATGACGCTCTTGAACGGGTGGCGTCCGCCGCGCAGGTATTCCAAGGCCTTCTGAGCCTTCTCCCACTGATTGGTCTTGACGACGCACATGTCCCAAGTTCCATCATATACGGGCGGCTCTTCACGCATCGGATCCCAGTATACACGCCTCAGGTCGATAAAGCGAGCTGCGCGTTCGGCGTCCAGCAGCAAGATTGGCTTGGGGGCAGTCGAGCAGAAGGTCGTCTTTCCCGAACCGGCAGGGCCATGTACAAGGATATACAAGGCTTGATCATTTGTAGACATTTAGGTCTCTAGCTTTCTAATCATCATCTTCATCCGGACTGTACCGGGCATTGGGATCGACCTGTTCAAAGAAGTCCTCGATGTATTCTTCGGCGTAAGAACCGTCGTCAAGCATAGGACAAACTGTGAAGAATGGGCACTTGCTGCAACCCCAATCCATTCGTGGACGTGGGTACGCTACGAATAGCGGATCGGCCCCATTGTCAAGTGCGTCTCTTAGTTCCATTATACCATGTACAGCCCCTTGAGTTCTTGTCCAAAACGAATTCAGGGTCTTTCGATTGAACCGGACATCGATTCTTTCATAGAAAGGAGGCTTGGCTGTGGCAGTGCGTTTTACCTTTTTCAGGAGGTTATAGATACCTCCGTCAACTGGAGAATCATCACCGTCAGGGTTCAGGGACTCCAGAATGGTATAGTGCATCAATTGTTCGGACATGTGTGCGAACTGGTAGTAGGGGTTGAATGTCAGAGCTGACTTGTGATCCAAGGAGGCCCGGGACCCATCGGAGCGGCGACGAACCTGAAGGTCCAGCTTGCCGATAAGCTCCACACGGCCCCGGGCGATCTCCGGCAGCCGGTGGGAGAGCTTCTTTTCCGCAGCCACGAAAATGAGTTCGGAGTCTCGATTCTCCTCCGCCTGCCACTCAACGTAGCCCTCCAACATGATCCGGCCAAGCTCGGATTCGCTGTTGAACTTCTTGATTTCAGCGACGTCCGTGGCCTTGTCAGACTGCATGAACTTCTGGTTGTCGATTCGCTGGAGACGGGCGTACGCGTCTACGGGATGTTCGTCCGTGACGTAGTACTGCTCCAGCGCGTCGTGGATCCGGGTACCCAACTTCAGTGGGCCGGTGTGTTCCTTAGCCTTGGGGGCAAGCCCCCGGTAGGTGCCCAAGTACCACTTGCGACGGCAGTCCTTGTAGGTCTGGATCTCCGAGTTGGAGATCGAGACTGATTCCGGGTGTCGGCCCAGAACCGGCTCTCTCAGATCGGTCATTTTGTCCTTACCTTAGACGGCGCGGTAGCCGTTGGTTACGAAGAGATCCCAGACGAACGGGAGCTTTTCCTGCACATATTTACCTATTTCCAGTGCCACCAGCTCAATCTCGTAGGTGGGGCTGGAGGGATCGACGGCGTCGGTTCCCCAGTCCACCCGCAGGGAGAGGAAGTTGGTCAGCGAGCGCAGGTTGGCGGTGTAGTAGAGGCTAGAGAACAGTCCCACGTTGAGTACGTTGCGGGCGACCTCGCGGGCCACACCAGCATCCAGCATGCGCTTGTACTGCGTGTAGCAGGTGGAGTATGCGATATTGTGTGCATCTTCCACAAGCTCCCGCTGCTCGGCGGTGCCCGCAACAAAGTTGTAGGCACCGACCTTGCCGACCTGTACCAGAGCACGCTCCGGGCCGGGAACGTAGAACAGCGGCTTCATCTCGGAATACCGACCGCTCTCCTCATTGAAGCTACTGATCCTGTGGCGCAGCATTTCACGGGTGACGAAGATCGGGGCCTGTACGTAGAACGTGAACATCACGTGCTCAAACGGGCTGGCATGCCGGTTGTTGAACAGGTAGCGGACCAGCCCCTCACTTTCCTCAGATCCACGAGCATCAGCCCCGAGGGTGGAGACGCGGGCGGCTTCAACAATACGCTGCAGGTCTCCCATCGAGTCGATAAGTTCTACAGTGACGTCAGATTTAGTGATGATTTCAGTCATCTTCAGGCATTTCCTCAATAGTGTAATCAGAATCTTGGAGCTCAATAGGCTCAGCTTTTAGGTACTTCTTCATCAATTCCTTGTCACGAAGAATGAACTCAAGATTCTTGCCCTTGGCTTCAACAGCCGCGAAGACAGTCTCTTGGCAGGACCCTGCCGTGACGTAGTCGATGATGTGGATTGACTCGTGCTGCTGGGAGCCGATACGGTGTACGCGTCCTTCTGCCTGCGTGTTCTCAACCATCGACCAGCTGCGCTGCAGGAACACTCCATAGCGTCCCTTGGTAAGGGTGATGCCCGTACCGCCAGCTGCAATTGTACACAGAATCAGCTGGGTTTGTCCATCCTGAAAATTCTTCATGTGCATCTGGCGCGTTTCCGCATCCTGATCGCCCGTGATGAGCCCGTGGTGGATCCCGGCCTTGGACAGACGGGCGGACAGCATGTTGATGAGCTGCTTGGAAACAGCAAACACTACGACAGATTCACCGCCAAAGTCAGGCAGGTCTTCCATGAACGCATCCAACGTGCTGGAGGGGTCTGAGAGGGTCACAAACGCCTTCTCGTACGACTCCCCGGTGTCCGGGTCATATACCTCCCGATAGTCCACCTCGCCGTAAGCAGAGGCGAACTGGAGCATACGCATCATCTTGATCAGGGCCGAGGAAGTGGTGATGACATCATCATCGAGTTCCGCCAGCATCTGATCACGCATCTGCTCGTAGGCCT